TCGGCATACGCAACCCCAAAACCAAGTAGCGTCTTCCCATCGGCCTTGTTGAAACAGTCGGTCACGGACAAATGCCGCAGGGCTGTTTGGCATATAGCAAGGCTTTGGGTCGTTTATTTCATCTCGCATTGCGGTTGCAATGGCTTGGTAGTTCATGGACATCTCCTGTTGTTGACAAAGTAATTTTCCACAGATTTATCGGTTTACGCATTAGGACAAACCCTTAGGTAATGGAACATCATCAGGCCACAGCCCTTCAACTTGCAAAACTTTGACAGTCAGAAAGTGAGCGTTTGACCATAAGGCAATGCGGTCTTCCTTACTCATTGCTGAACCTTGGTCAAGCTGGCTGTGACAGGCAAAGCAAAGGCTTGCGATCAGGTTGTCATCGGCTTTAATTCCTCTACCCTTACCGCCACCCCAATTTGTGTGGGCAGCAACCACTGTACCGTCATCAGCGCCACAGTGCTGGCAAGGTATTTGCCTAGCGGCCTCCAACAGCTTTTTGCTTCGGATGTATTTATGCTTCGGAAACATCATCTTGCGATCCAATACTTGTGGACGACCACTTAACACCACGCTCATCACCAAAAGCGTGAGCAAGCGTTATCAGGTCTGTCATCTCTTGTTTAGTCATCTTGCTGGTTGATGTTCCAAGAACAACAAAGCCACCTTCAATTCCGGGAATGGCTCTTTGCTTCTTCAGGCCAGCAGTCAGCAAGTCCTTGTATTCTTCTTTGGTCAGCTTTTGACCATGCCAAGCAACTTGATTTGCTAGATCGGTCAAGATGCTCCACATAATTCGATTTTGAGGAAGGCTGCGCTTTTCTTCTTCCAAGGTCAAAATCAGCTTGTTATTAGCCATCAGATAAGGCTTGGCCTTCTGCCAGACCTCTGTGATTGCCGTGTACCCCTGTTGGGCGTTATGAAGTGTGACTTTCACTTGGCAACACCAATCATTCTTAAAGCCGCTTCAGGGCCATCAATCCTTGCTAACGTACTACCAGACCAATTTTCAAAAAAGTCTTGCTGTAGCTTCGTTAAACGCTTTTTGGGGCCAATCTTGATTTCAACCAAGAATGTCTGTTCGTTGTAGCCAACTAAAAGGTCAACAGGCAAGCCGATAATCCAGACATAAGCGCCAGCGGCTCTTAGTGCCGAGACAATCTGTGCTTGGTTTGCATCAACTCTGGCAGCGTATCTCATCTTGTTCCTTTATTTTGTAGTCCTTAAAAACTGAGCCTTTGCTTGCGTCACCTCTCCATGATTCTTTAACCCAACCACGCTTGCCAGACTTATAGGTGCGCCAATAGCCACGAGCTTGATGCCTTCTCGGGCTTGCGTGTGTTCCTCCTTGTGGGTCGTTCTTTGTCTGAGGTGGCTTAATCTCAACCGTGTGCCAGTCAAACAACACTGGCCCCTTTCCTTTGGATGCCCGTTTGCTGTTAATAAGCGATTTCCTTGGGGTTGGTGTGTAGCAAGTGCGTGTTTGCTGAAGGGACAACAAGAAATCCTCAACGTGCTGCAATACTGCTTTCCATTCGCTATTTTCTGTTGGGTCGCTTCCATCATGTGTGGATATTTGCAACCCTTTGTCTGTTCGCGCAACCAGAAACGGCTCTATTGCGTGTTTCCATTCATCACTTTGTCCAACAACAAAACCTGCTACGGACAAGGATTCTGCCGAATCTGAAGTTTGCAAACGCAATACAAACGCAGTCCCATTGCTTTGTTTGCCAACCACGCAACAAATCTTGTAGGGAAGGAGAAACATCTCAGCGTCAGGAATGTGGCCATCAGGTCGCTCACTGGTGTCACCCATATCGAACCATTGAGCCAATTCTGGGTCTGGAGTTATTCTGACCATTCTGTTTATCAGTGGAGTCATTCCAGTTCTCCTTTTTGTAGTTTCACCATAAACGACTTAATGCGCTCCACAGACCCAGTGCCATAGGTGCGCTCAAGCCACTCAATGCGAACAGGTGTCAAAACCTTCTTGCCTGTTGCCTCGTAAGTGCGAAAAAGCACTCTGGCCTCGCCAAGTTCAATCATGTATCTGTCGCTTTGATTGCTTACTGCTTTGCGTGTCATGGATAAGGTTTCAGGTCAATCAGACCCCACTTCATTTTTGGATACTTCCTAAGAATATTCGTCTTCTGAAGCCGTTGAATGGTTGCCCACACTTGTTTTGATTTCCAGCCCGTTATCTCAATTAACTCTTTGCTTGTTAACTCACCATGCTCTAACAGTCGCTTCATCGCATAAGTGCGGGTCATATCACCCTCCAGACCGTTTTTGGCTTTGTAGGGTTGTCAGGATGTGGACAATCATCAGGAACATACACAGCGCAAAACACCTTCTTGTAAGCACCGCGCTCTCTCTTTACCCATCGGTCAATGTAAACATCAGGCATACCCTTGATTGCAGTATTGATGTTTGATCGGTGAAATCCTGTTATTTCGTGCAACTGAGCAATTGTCAAACCGTCTGGTTTTTGCAACAGTAGCTTTCTGATTGTCTGTTGGCGTGTTGGTTTCATGCCTTAGATTGTCCACAGCTTTATGAGTTTTTGCATCGGTGTTTTCCCTTACTTTTTATTTTTAGTCATAGGTGACCCCCGAGACTCCCGACCTGTACCCAGTTGTACCGTCTTGATGAATCTCTCAGCCAACTAAAAAAGGTAAAAAAACCAAAATTAGCCCACTGCTCACTTGATGCCGTATTCAATTGTCGAGCACCCGTTTCGTGGGCCAATCGCTGAGTGTCGGTTTGCTTGCTCGTTTTTGTGGTCGCTACGGAACGCCACGCCGCCGGGGGTCATATAGCGGCATCGGTTTCTTGAGTACGGCCCCGACATTGGCCTATTAGCTAACCCGCTCTGAGGGTTGATGTGACTTGACAAACAAAAAAGCCGCTTACTACTGCCCTCGGTGGAAACCCTAAAGTAAAAACCAAGGGCGAAGGCATGAGTAAACGGCTTTAAAAGTCGGTCGCTTTCCACGGCAACGATTCAATTACGCCATAAAAAAAGGAGCCTGTCAAGCCCCTTTTAAGAAAAATCACATTTTTCTGATCTGCCTTAGCTTCTCTCGAATGTGCTCAGGCATAGGAGCTGCCTTAGTTCTATCCTCAGCAATCTTTTGCAGTGCTGGGTCAACAATCTCAACAGCTTTGGCTTGGAAGTTTTCTGGTATTTCAGCGCCATCCCACCGTTGTTGATTCAGGTAAACCAAAGGTGCAGGAATGTACGCCCCTGCGTCCTTACGCCATGCGTCTGTTGTCAGCATCCAAGCAATGTGTTTGACGATCTGGTCAGCACACGACTCGCAGTAAGTCTTCTTCCAAACCTCTTGGCACTTTGATTTAGCCCCTTTGCGTGGGTGCTTAGGCCAAATAGCCCAAAACTTGTCAAACCCTGATTCAAACAAGTCGCTCATTTTTTTGGAGCCTTTCCAAAGTATTGTTTTGTTCCGTCAGCTTTATCTTTTTTCAAGATTGTCCAGCCATGTGTTCTGACAAGCCTAGCCATCTTACTGTGGGGGCTTGTGGTCGGCAGATAGCGAGCAATTTCCGCTGCTGTCGCTCCCTCTTTCCTGCTCAGTAACAGTTGGAGTCGAGCCATCTGGCCCACTGGTTTCTTTTGGAACATTGTTAACATTTGACTTTCCTTTTGAAAAGATGGCATCCCATCGGTTTGAAAAATCCTCTGCGGATACAGAGAACGGTCTTGGTGAACTCCCTTTGCCACTCATTTGGGGGCTTTCTTAAAATTGCGTTGTTTAGGCGTTGCGTGACCAACGTGCCAGTAATTGCAATGTGGGCAGCGATAAGCCTCCATCGCACTGTCCCTGCGTCTTCCAACAATGACAAGTGCAATCTCTTTTGTTGGCAACTTGTCTTTGCCTTCGCACTGTGAAACTGGATCGGTTTTGTATGTCATGCTCGTGAGTACGCAATGATTTGCACTGGTGTGTTGTAGTTGTGTGGCTTGCCTTTGTTCTGAGAAGCAGCCAACTCAGACTTGTTAAACAATCCCTTGGCGGTGGACAAATCAAATGCGTTGCCACTGCTCTTAGGTGTTCCGTCTTCCCACTTGTTTGATTGTGTGAACTTAATTTCTTTAGCAGTGCTCAATTCTTTGTCAGTCAACTCAAAGTAAAAGTTACGCTTTTGCTCACCCTTGATAAAGACAACCTTAGAGATGCGAATGTAGCCCTCCTCAAGCAACTCATTTTTAATCAACGCTGGTGAAACATCAAACTTGCCAGCCATGCGGTTTGCAATCTTTCGATGCGGCGCATTATCTTTCTTGATCTGATCCAAGTAATACTGTTTAGCTAATAACTTGCTCAATGTAAATTCTCCTGTTAAAAAGTTGTTCTAGTGTGGAAATCAATAGGGCTTTGGTAGCCGCATCAAGATCACCCGGATGGTCTGTGTACTGTTTGACAAGCGAAATCGCATAGTTAAGTAATGCCTCGCTTGCCTCGTACTCGTCTTGGTCGTGTTGGTTCATGGCGCAAGATTACATCAAAAAAATGTTGTGCGTATCAGTAAAAACCCTTAGAATTTTCACATCGCTTGGAGGCGATAATTCAATCTAGCAAGCCCAAGAAGGCAGTCTGCATGGTGCTAGCCATGTCCTCCAACATCGAAAGATGAGACTGTCCTCTTGGGCTTTTTTTTGGCTTGGAGGCCATATGCTGACTCAACAAATCTTGTTGGAAAATTTTAGATATGACGAAAAAACTGGCGATCTTTATTGGAGGATCAAAAGAGCTTATACAACAGACTTATCAAAGCCAATTTCAGCAAAAGACAAGCATGGATACATTGTTGTCTACACAAAATTATCTGGGAAAACAAAAATCTATCGAATACACAGATTGATATGGACAATGGTTTATGGCATGAATCCAACAAACATAGATCACATAGACGGAAATAGAACCAACAATCAAATTTCAAATCTTAGGGAAGTGACTCATCAGCAAAATATGATGAATAGAAAAAAAAGAGTTGACTCAAGAAATTCTTACAAAGGAATATACAGATCAAAATATAGCTGGATCGCAGAAATTAGATTTATGAATAAGCGCCACTATCTTGGATCGTTCAAGACAGAAAAAGAAGCTGCACTTGCTTACACAGAAGCCGCCAAAAAATTGCATGGGAATTTTGTAAGAACCTAGGGTTTATACCTATACACACACACTTTTTTTGAGTTAACAATAGAGGCTCAACAACTTAGGAGCGTCCATGAAAATTGAATTTACCCGCGCAGAGATCGAGAAGATTCTTCTTGACTACGCAAACAAAATGATTGAAGGCTACGGCTTCAATCACGTTAAAGGTGGCAGCTATCGTGATCTGCCTGCATCAATTGAACTGACAAAGGTAGATGATGAACACACAAGTATTGAGTAAAGTTCGCAGTATGTTCTGCGTTCAAGGTGTGCCAGCACACATCCAGCGCCATAACTGCCGTCAATGGGTGCGATCCATCCGCTACCTTGGCGATAAGTGGCTTCTTGCCCAACCAGTAAAGAAACCACAATGACTGACTTTGAAGGCGTAGAATTCTGCGCTTACTGCCTTGAGGAGCGCAATGACAAACGCTCTTGCTGTCAGGAAAACCACTGGGTCGAATATCAAGACCTAGATGAAGAATCTAAGAACTTACTGAAGGAATCAAAATGAATGTCTATCAAAAACTCAATGCGGCTCGGGCTAAGTTCCACAGCATTGAACTCAAGAAGTCAGGCCACAACAAGTTCGCTGGTTACAAATACTTTGAACTTGGCGACTTCATCATCCCGGCTTTGGACATCTTTAAAGAAGTTGGGCTGACAGGCATCATCAGCTTTGGCAAAGAAACCGCAGATATGCGGATTGTCAACAACGAAAAGCCAGAGGAAGTGATCCTCATTGAATCACCCATGTCTAGCGCCGCTTTAAAGGGCTGTCACGAGGTTCAAAATCTTGGGGCAGTGCAAACCTACCTCCGTAGATATTTGTGGGTTGCTGCGCTTGAAATTGTTGAACACGATGCTCTTGATTCATCAAAACCTGTTGAAGAAAAGAAGGTCATCATCACCCCGGCACAAGGTATTGCAGACAACATTCCTCCAGAGGAAATGCAGTATCTTCAAGAATTAGCGGTTGAACTAATCGCTAATGTTGCTGAAGGCAATCCAAAACAAGCCCTTGAACGGCTTGATTCGGAGAACCTAGAGGCAGATCAAAAGGTCGCACTGTGGTCACTGCTTGACAGCAAGACCCGTTCGGCAATCAAAAAAGCAAAGGAATGAAATGCAATACGACAACAGCAATCGCGGAGCCATCTTCAAAAACGATGACAAGCAACAAGACAACCATCCCGACTACAAAGGTAGCCTGAACGTCAATGGCGTTGACCTGTGGGTTTCTGGATGGCTTAAAACAAGCGAGAAGACGGGTAAAAAGTTTATGAGCCTGTCTGTCAAGCCTAAAGACGAAAAGCCCGTTAAACAGGCTTCCAAGCCCAAATCAAGCGGGTTTGATGACATGGCTGATGACGTCCCTTTTTGACGAACGGAGGCAAAGATGGAAATTCAACTTAAAAACGGTGGCGTAGCAATAATTGATGATGAAGATTGGCACTTAGTGTTTGGCAAGTCGTGGTCTTCATCAATAAACAAGAACGTGACATACGTAAGAAGTGGAAGAACTTATCTGCATAGGCTTATCATTAATGCAAAATCTGGTCAAATTGTTGACCACATAAATGGAAATGGCCTAGATAACAGAAAAGTTAATTTGAGATTTACAACTCATCAAGGAAATAAGGCTAATAGTCATCATGGCAAGTACACATCAAAGTACATAGGAGTGTCACGTCTTTGCAATAGTCAAAAATCCGCAAATAAATTTAGAGTTCAAGTGAAACATGATGGTAAAAATGTCCATATTGGATATTTTAAAACTGAGGTAGAAGCTGCTCAAGCATATGACTTGTTTGCTAGACAAAAGTATGGGATTAACGCTGTCCTGAATTTTCAATAGCCCCACCTTTTAGGATAAACATGAAAGAAACACAATCGTTTAGCAGTACAGAGTTTGCTGTTATGCAATGGGCAGAAGCCAGAGGCATTTACAAAAACGGCACAGCATTAGGCCAAGCAAGCAAAACAGTGGAAGAAGCCTGTGAATTGTTGGTCGCCATTGCCAAGAATGACCGAGCCGAGATTGCAGACGCAATTGGCGATGTAATGGTGACTTTGGTAAATGTGGCGGTATTGACAGACCTAGATGTGCGTCAATGCTTCTATAACGCTTATAAGGTCATCGAGCCGCGCAAGGGTTTTATGAACGAAAACGGCGTGTTTGTGAAGGAGTCGTGATGCTTTGTGATACCTGTAAAAATCCAACTCATTGCGTTAACCTTGGGCATTGTGGAATGAAAACAGGCACACAATCCGCACTTAACAAACAGGTATCAGGCAATCACTACAAGGACAAAGGCATCCAGCCTATTGTCTATATCCACGCCAACGATCTGGGATTTTGTGAAGGGAATGTCATCAAGTATGTCACCCGTCACAAAGAAAAGAACGGTGCGGCTGACATCAAGAAAGCAATCCATTACTTGGAACTCTTACTTGAATTGGAATACAAGAATGATGCCGTTTGACATTACGCGATGTGACCCAGAACACCCAGATCACTATTACCATAACTGCAAGCTGTATATCAATCACCCAAAACAAACAATGGGCCAAAGAACACCTGTCGTATTGGTTGAGACAAGTGCTTCTGAGGCTTGTTGTTATGTGCCGATTAGCCGCCTAGAACTGCCAAGGCATGGTTAGTGTGCTTGATACGGTCATCTAGACCGATAGTCCCACCATTGATCTTCTTGGTCAGTGCTGTGTGATTCAATACTTCAGCCAAAGCATTTAATCGCTGTGTGTTCCAAAAGAAACCAGCGGTTAGTGCTGCGTACTGAGGTGTAGCAACTAAATCAGGTTGCATCACAAAATCAACGCCCAAAGCCTTGCCAGCATGGAAGTAGTTAGCTGATCCTGTCAATTGGATACAGCCACGACCACGGAAGCGATAACCGTCACCAGAGGCTTCATCTCTGTTACCCATGCGGTTAGCATAGACAGAGTTGGCAATCTTCTTAGGATTGCGCTCGTACTGCTTGGCAAACTCAAGTGAAGGAAACCGCTTGGGCCACAGCTTCATCAGGGTTTCAGCGCGGTAATTCAAGTTTTCCTCAAGCATCTTGAAGTGACCACATTCATGACCACACTGACCGATAAAAGCGGCTTGCTGACGAGGCGTAGCAATATCAAAACGCTTGAATGTTTCGTTCAGTGGATCAACCCACTTAGAGTCAATATGCAATTGATTGAGTTGTTCAGCGTTGACCATTGACGATTTTCCTCATTTCGTTGTAGGAGTCGATGCAGGCGTTGAGTTGGTTTATTGCTTTGTCTCCGTCTGCGGCAATTTGGGCGATGAGTTTGAGGGTTTCTCGCTCGGAGTCAGAAGGTTGATTAGCCTGTTCGTCAGGTTTGGCTCTTTCTTCTGCGCTATTTCCGGCGGCAACGGTGGTACTTGCGGGGGCTTGTACGCAACTTGGGGTCGGGAGCCGCACCCTGCCAGTAGCAATGAGGCGATTAAGATCAGTTTGTTTTTTGTTGACAACATCGTTAGCCTTTCTTAATTCTTCATCTTTCTGATTGACAGCAATAACCATCTCTTGTTCTTTGGCGCGAGATTCCTCATTCTTTTTGGCAATCTCTACTTGCATCTCAGCATCACGCTGTGTCCAGCCTTTGTGATGGCCTGTGAAGTAGGTAGAGATAACAAGGATTGCTGCGCCACCAATAACCCAAGGAAGTGGTATTCCAAACATCATTTGTCCTCAAGTCGTGCGGCGGCAATTACTTGTCGCTCGTCATCATCTTCAAGATGATCTGGCGGTGTTGTAGGTGGCGGGCCGGGAGTCCATGATTCATCCAACTCAGGGTTCTTAAAACCCATCCAGTTGAAGTCAGGAAGACTTGTCGGGTTTTGCGGCTGTGGCACAGGAACCGCAGCCGCTGGTGGCTTTGGGGAGAATGTTTGCGCTGCCGCCCCCACTGCTCGTTTACCCACAACCCCACCGATACCACCAACAATCAGCAAAACAATGTCGTTCAGCATCTTTGTATAGGCTTGGTCAATCGGAGCCATTGCCTTGATCGGTTGCGTAACAAATGTTACTGAGTACAGCAATGCAAAGACAATGAATGTCAGAATGAGCGTAATCATGATGACTACGAAACCCCATATCCTGACCTCAATTTCTTCAGCGGACAGGTGTTGGCTCTGAGGCTGGTCGAGTTTGCTCAATTTGTTTCTCCAAGACAGGTGCTACAAGATACTCCGGGCAAGTCTGCGTAAACTGGCAACGAGGCTTCTGACATTGCTCTTTGTAAAAGTTGTCAGGGTTTTGGCAGAAATATCTAAACTTGTCCTCAAAACATCCTGACAACAAGATAGATACAAAAATAAAAAAAATTAGATTTCTCATTTGCCTCCAAATGGGATGCTGGATTTTATGAAATCAATGATTGACTTGGAGTCTTCAACGGGCAAGACATAGAGGATGTCCAGCAAGTGGTGAACGAGGATGAGGACGCAGCAAGTCTTGAGGAATCGGTCGAACCCAAGTTTCCAGTCTGCGCCAACATCAAACCACTTGAGAAGTTTCCACACATTGTCAGCAACCGTTTTGTCGGCAGAAGGAGATCAATTCCCATCCACCCCACATCAAGCCACAAAAAATGGCGACCGAGATGATGATGGCAATTGCCGTTTCAAGTTCCTCTTGGTCTTTTTGCTTCTTGCGCCTAGCGTCTTCTTTGGCCTTGCCAGCGGCTTTAGCGGCCTCTGCTTCCATGACAGTAGCCCGAGCCTTGATCTTCTGCCACACATCCATCTTGTTGGCATTCCAGAACAGGCGCTTTAAGTCTTCTTCAAACTCTTTTTGAGAGTCAATGGCCAGCTCAATCTCAAGCGCCTTGCCCATTGACGAGCCGCCAAACGTGCCAGCCTTGGCAGCTTCAGCAGAGGCAATGGCATTGGCTTTGGCATCAAAGTATTTGCCCAGCATGGGGGCCAAAGACTCCACGCTCTGCGCCGTTGCGCTGGCTTTCTTGACCAGCCGCACCGCATTGTTTACCGCATCAAGGGCGGCATCTGGATCGAGCAGCATACCAATCATCTAAGCACCCACTGAAGAATCGGAATAATAGAAAACGCAGCCCAAATAGTCAGGCATGAGACCAAGGCCGCAGCGATAAATGCAACGGCCCAGTCTTTCATTTGTCAGCCTTGTTGTCGAGTTTGTCAAAGATTTGTCGTCATTTGTCAGCCTTGTTGTCGAGTTTGTCAAAGATTTGTCGCAAGATGTCTTTGATCTCTTTGATGTCAGACTTGTAATCGTCCTTCTGAACATAGGTCAAAGGCATATTGCGTTCCATCTCAGACAGCTTGTCTTCTGTCCTTTGTAGGCGTTGCATGACTTGATAGAACACAAATGCTCCCAAGAACCCGGCAACCGAAACTACAAGGTTGAAAAGTTGTTGGTTGTCCATCAGTTCACCTTGGGCCAAGTCAGTTGCAATTTACGGTTATTTAAGAGTGCCAAACATCGGCCCTACCTTTCTGTTTAAAGAGAATATATCCTACAAAATCTCGCTCGAAACCGACTTGCGCGTCACGTCGGCATAGCCCGGATACACAAGGCAATCGGGATTGAAGCGTCGGATCAGTGCCTCATGCTTTGGCCCAGCCGTGTGGCCTTTCCATCGAGCCCCTATCGTTGACATCTCAATCCCGTCATCCCACATTTGCGCTGACAAGAGCACAAAACCCCTATTGGACGCGAGCCGCTTAAAGCCAATTCCATGTGCCTGACCAGCATTTTGCACTAATTCGCTAAGAGCAGGACTGTTTGGCCCATCCCATCCGGGGCCGGAAATTTCAATGTTCACAACTCCGGGATGCTCATGTGCGGGTATTACGGGGCTTGGGTGAATCATATACATTTCAAACTGAAACCGCCCGTGCCTGAACAGGCAACTGGCCGTTGCGTCATCCGTTACAAAAACCTCCCGGTTTTCTGGGAAAAGCGTTGGCATGCCCGCGTTCAGGTACCAATCTGCAAACTCAACCACATTTGCAAAATTCGGTACTTTGTTTTTTTCTACACTGCGCATTACAAGTCCGATCAGTTACAAAATGGCAGATGCCTGCGCTTTAACAGTGATGTCCGCGTAGCCGGGGTACAGCAAACAATCCGGATTGAATTGTCGAACAAGCCCTTCTTGCAATGGACCCATGGTAGGTCCCTTCCAAACGGCAGACAGCGTGTGTGGGGTCTGACCATCCGGCCATTTCTGGAGCGTTAGCAGTAGCTGCTTGCTGTTTTGCAATGCTGTATCGAGGACTATCTCGTCTCCCCCATGCGCCTGCGGGTATATCAACTCAACGAATTCTGTCCAGGCGCCAGAGGCTGGATGAAAATACGTTTGGACGACATCCACATACGGATGTGCGTGTTTTGGTACCGTGCTTGGTGTGAAGACGTACAGTTCAGCTTGGAAGTTTTTGTACCGAAACACTGGAAATGCAACTGCATCATCGGTGGTCACAACAGGACCGTCCGAGGAAGGGATCATAGGAAAGCCGACGCGCTGATACCACAGAGCAAACTCCATTACGGTGTCCCATGGTGCTTCTTTGTTTAACACCGATAAGTCCAAACCGGATTTGTACTTAATTACCATTGCGGCCTCTTGGATGTTGCCTCAACCGGGCACTAAGCGTTGAATAAAGTCATGCAGCTCGCGTGATTTTGGAACCATGCTGGCATCAATAATCTCGCCAGACTCATCACGCAGCGCATGGACGCAATACGCCACAGCACCGTCGCTGAGTGCGGTAAGCTCGTGCTGAATTCCGGCCTTAATGTAGATCATTTGTGGCGCAGTAAACTCAGTTACCTCATCGTTTATGCACACAGACAACCGCCCTCTAGCGAGCAATGTCATGTGATCGAACTGGTGCGCATGCCCCTGTTCAGAATCACCCGCGTTTGCAAAGTGCATTTGTCGAACAAATAGATTTTTCACGCAACCGATGTTGACGTTTGGCTGGCTCATGTGTCTGCCTTACTCAAGAACGACTGAAGCAATTGATCCGCTTGCAGGTGTTGAAAACACCGATTCAGGCTCTACTGGTTTTTCCAGTGATACAGGATTAGGCTCTGGCTCAATGGTGCCCGTTAAGCCAACCTGCGGGGCGGTCACTGGAGTTGCAAGTTCAAGCCACAAGGCCACTGGTGCAAACGCCTTAATAACATTCTCAAGGGCCTCACCCTCAAACGGCAACCGAGTGCCGATGTGCATGGTCTGATGCCCCGTTGCTGAATAGACAACCTCCATGCAGCGTGCGGCTTCATTGACCGCGATAATTTCGTATGTGTAGGTAATGGTCATATGTTGTCCTTATGAAATTGAACCCAGTCGTGTTCCTGTGGCGATCCAAGTAATACTGGAATTTCCCGTGATTGCACCACCAGCCGAACCGCCAGACCCGCCGTTGTAACCGGTGCTCGTGTTGCTTTCGTTACTTCTTCCGCCTGAACTACCAGCAGCGCCCCAGCTACCACCAGCACCACCAGCGCCGCCGGTCAAAGTCAAACCGCCTTCACCAACACGACTAACCGCGGTACCCCCTGCTCCGGCAGATGCCGATGTTCCGGCGCTTCCGGCATTGCCGCTAGATGTATTTCCTGTTGTAACTGTTCCGGCTGCACCGGCTGATGAATTAGTGGCTCCTGAACGACCGCCACCTCCACCTGATCCACTTACTCCAACGGATGAGCTGTATGTAGCCATCCACCTTGAGCCACCGCCACCACCACCACCACCGCCGCCGCCAATAGTGCCCGCGTTGTTGATGCTAACTGCGGAAGAAACACTCAAAGCAAGGCCTCCGCCACTTCCTGCATTGCCTGTGGTGTTGTTCGATTGTGCTCCAGCGCCTCCTGCGCCTCCCATGCCAACGATGTATCCGTTGTTTATCAACTCAACGCCACCGGGGAATGATCCGTTGATTGTTAGTCCCGGAGTGCCTGTACTGTTGCTGGAGATGTAAACGCCTGATCCGATAGTGGCCACGACCTTTGAACTTCCGTTCCATCCCGCAGCGGTCGCAAGGGTTGCTAGGTTGGCGTTCGTCTGGTTGCTGGAGATCGTGAACGCGAACTGGTTGGCCTTGCCATAACCATCGCTCATGGCAATGGCGCCGCTGGCTTTGCCAAACAGGGTACGTACCGAGCTGTCGTTGAGGCTGATCTGCGCGGTAGAAGATAACCCTAACTCAGTGTTAACCTGAGATAGCGAAATTTGTCCTGATGCTGGTAATGTCATGATTACATTGTCCCATATGCAGTCACATTACCTACAACAGTAAGATTCCCAGAGCCATCTATTTTTGCTTTTGCAACTCCGCTAACTTCAAAATATAAAACTCCAGCGGATTCATAGACTTTCCAAGTAGAGCCAATTGGAACCTTGGCTGAACTATCGCGCTTTAAGTATTGATTGTTTCCAGTTCCAGCGCCGTTGGTAGCCAAATCAACCAAATCTGCATCGTAGGCCTGAACATCAGTACCAATCGCAAGACCAAGGAATGAGCGAGCCGCACTACCGCCAGCACCCAAGGTTGTTAGGTCAGCGTCATATGCCTGAACATCTGTGCCAATCACAAGGCCAAGGTTTGTTCGTGCGCCTGATGCTGTTGTTGCGCCAGTACCACCACCAGCAACGCCTACGGCATCACCAGTAGTCCCAGAATACAGGTCTTTAACCTGTGCCATCATCTCTCGGATGGCATCGTTAATACCGCTAGGCGCACAGCCTTCAGCAATGTTAATGCCATCAATGTCGGTGTTATTACCGGGGGTGGATGACCACTCGCTGATCTTTGTCTTTGCCATGTTTTACTCCGATGTATTCAGTAGGCCGGGAATCATTGTCGCAGCGCCAGCAGTGCCAGCCGCTTTCTTTGCTTCTTGTTCAAGCAGATAACGCTCATATGCGCTAAGTTGCTTTAATGTTTCAAGGTTAGCCCTTGGATCACCTAGCTTAAACAGCATTGGGCCAAGTTCATCAGCAGTTTTACCAGCAACACCTTGACCTTGAGCCTGAAGATAACCAATCGTCCCACGAATTGGGCCTTGCTCAATCAGTTGCGCTATAAAACCGGGTTCCGCCTCAAGACCTTGTGCGGCCAATTGGCGTTCAGCAGTTTGAGAGCCACGCAAGATTTTCTCTTGTGTCGCTCGCATTGTTGCTTCTGTTGTCATGTCTTTTTCAAAGGCATTGAAAGAAGCATTGTCTGGAAACAATGAACGCATCCGTTCACGATCTTCAGCAGAACCAAATACACGCTTACGAACATCAGCAGTATCTTTTGCTGTCGCAATTTTTTTCTTTACAGAATCAATTGCACCAATTCTATATGCCTCTTGCTCAGAAGGAGACAATGCTGAAAATGCTCGTTTTGCTTCAGCCGCAGACAACTTGAAGAAGTCTTGGCCAGATCGAGTTGCATCAATAATCTCTGCATCACCAGCAAACGCCTTTCGGGCCTTGCCATAGTCAGGTACTGCGCTATCTAACTCAGACAAAAACTCATTTTTTTTCTGAACATAGATTTTGCCAAGTTGCGTCTTTTTGCCAGTTACAGCGTCAGTTTCTTTTTCAATCAAAGAATCCAAACCGCGCTTGATGTTGTCCAAGACTTCAACAGTTGGTCGTGTCATATCAACTTCTCGACCTTCAGCGGCCAACAAGTTTTGCGCCTCTTTAGCAGCACTCTTAAACTGAGGAAGTTCAAGAAACTTCAAAACTTTAGGGCTTGTCACTTCACCATAAGAATATGCTGACGCATAAAGCGGAGCAGAAACTTGTTTCTGACGCTCTGCAATTTGTTGCGTGTAGTCAAATGGGTCTTTAAATTCACCAAGATATTTGGCAATGTCAGCTTTTATTCGCTCTGCTTGACCAGCGCCACGCTCCTCAATTGCAACTTTTGCTGCTTGTCGTGATGTTCCGGGATATTTTTGTGCAACATCAGCTAATGATTTAACATTTTCGCCAGCAACATCAACAATACCGACAGGCTTTGTTGTTGAAGAAATGAGTTTTGCAAGGTCATCTGGTGTCATGGAATCACGATACATTGCTTCAAGCAGTTTTGCTTTTGCACGATTTGCAGAATCAATTGTCTGCCCTGTTGCCAAACCAACAGCCTGACCAACCCTTTGAACAACTGGTATTCCGCTTGTAACGTCAACAACTTTGCTTCCAGCAGAGCCGATTGCTTTTGTTGCAGATGGTGCTACACCGCCAACAATAGTACCAACAGTGCCACCTGATGTAGCGCCAGCCATGCGTTGACCAATATCAGCAGTACCAGCACCAGTTAATGCGCCAGTTACACCGCCAGTTACTGCCGCTTGTCCAGCTTGTACGCCAGCACGAATCATTGGACTTGCAGTCTCAGCCATCTTTGCATAGCGAGCAGCGCCAAGAAATGGAACCAAAGCATACGGCAAACCGCCAACAACTTCTGCTGTCATTGCTTTTGCCGGATTTTGTCGCTCATATTCTTGTTTTGCAAGATTTAGAGATGCCAAGTTTTGCTCATATGTTCCCTTACCAGCAAGAGACTTAGCCAATGCCTCCATCTCATCAGCAAATCCAAAAGTAATACCTTGAGCAGCAGAGCGACCAACACCAAAGTCAGATACTTTTCCACCAGCCTGACGAGTCAAGTCCATTGCCTTAACAAAAGACTCTTGTGTAAAACCTTCACTTTTTAGATAACTATTCAGATCAGATTCTGGCGCTCCAGCGTCAATCATCTTTCTGACGTTATCTTTTACTCGACTGATGTTATCTGCCATTTTTAAACCTTTCAGCGGGGTGTCAAATTGTATTTTTTATACAAATCAGCAGAAACTGCACCAGCATCACCAGTTGGCGCTTGGAAAGATTTGCCACTAGCCCTTATCATATTGCTAGTAACAATCTCTCGGAACTGTCGTTTTTGTTCTACAGTTTTGGCATCATCATTGAATTGAGGGAAGTAGTTTTTATACTCCTCAAGCCATTCGTCTGCACCAATAACCGCACCAGATTCTTTTCGCAAATTTGCTCTAATCCAGTTATTTGCGGCTTGAAGGTATTGCCTACGATCTGCTGAAAGACCGCCAATTTTTTCTGGTAAAACTTCAGGAACTTTGTCGCCAATAAATGGGATTGCTCGATATATGGCTTCACCCAATTTTGGCTGCTCTGCATTATTTACTTTATTTGTTACAGACATTGCGGCAACCATCCGCTGTGCAAATCCAGCAGCGTTTGCCTCTCCTTCTGTTGGCTTCTGACCTTTTCCAGCAACAGGGCTTCCATCAATCATCAGTGGAGAAAGTTGACCAGTTTTTGGGTTAAAGGTCATCAATCCTTTTTCTGTTTCAACCGTCTGCAAAGATGGCGCTGCTTCAGGACGTTGTGGCGCAAGACCTTTTGGCAAGCGCATTACTTCTTTGCCGCCCTGAATACCAATAACAACATTGCCCAAGTCTTGGAACTGAATTGGCTTTTCTTTTTCTGCGCCTCTTGCAACAACTTCAACTTTATTTGTAAATGGGTTAGTGCGGATAAGTTGAGCGCCTTCTGCAAGAGAAGTAGTCTCGCCAGCCATTGCCTTCTGTGTGGCAACCAATTCAGACAATGTTTTGCGGCCTTGTGGCGTTGCCATCAAAGCTGGTGCAATTGCTTGAAGATCAAAACGGGCTTCTTGTGCAGGCGTACCAACTTCACCAAACGCAGCACCAGACAATGGGCCTGTAGGTGTAGGCGGTTCAACTGCGGCAACGGCAGGACGATAAGCGCCAGTAACAGCTTTATCAATCAACGCTTGACGTTCTTCAGCTTGTTTCTCGCGCTTGCGTTTCTCAATCAAATCTTTCAGTTGGAAGCCTTGCAATTGGTCTTGCAGTTGGTTTTGCATCGCAGCCGAATACAACTTCTGGCCTTGTTGCAAGCCTTCAGCGATTGATTGACCAGTGTTGCCACCTTGGAACAATCGAGCCGCCAAGCCATACAACGCTTGAGCCTGTGCATCATCACGGTTGCGCTGAATCTCAGCGGGACTCATACCCAAAAGGCTAAGAGTCTCAGTGCCGCCAGTGCCGAAAATATCGAGTAATCCAGCCATTTTTAATCCCACCAGTTAGTGCCAAATGAGAAAGCGCCGGGATCAGATACAAACCCAGAACTACCACCAGTTAGCCAGTTTTTGCCAGTGTTATACAAATCACTGATGCCAGCCGAACCACCAAGGTTCTTGTAAAGACCACCAGCAACAGCCGCTGCACCAAGCAAATTCTGCATCGTTGATGTGTCAGCAGTACCGCTTTGTGTAGTGCTTCTAATGTTGCCCATTGGGTTGCCATACACGCTTGACAAGAAAGTTGCCAAGTTTTGCTGTGGCAATTGCTGGCCGTAGTTATAACGAGCCATATCAGCCTGAAGTTGCTGGCCTGTGTAACCTTCACGGGCTTGACCAGCGGCCAACAGATTCTGAATGTCTTGGTAATCTGCTTGCGCCATGCCGGGAGCAGCCATTGTTGCGGCTTGCTGTCGTGCCCGTTCATCAGCGTAGTTCTGATAAGCCAGTTGACCAGCGGTGTTTGTCAGTTGCTGTGCGAATTGACCAGAAGCGCGATCTTGCAAAGAACCCATTGCGCCAGAACCGTAGCGGCCAGCCTTAGATGCAGCAGAGCCAATGTCACCAATTGCTTGGTTAAATTGCGCTGTAGCAGCTTGGGCGGCTGGTGCAAACGCACCTTGAAAGAATGGGTTACCACTCAGGTAGTTGCCGCCAATGGTACTTTGGAGTTGTTGCTGTGCTTGACCAACCAATGGACTGCCCTGCATGGCCCGTTGCTCCAAGGCTTGCAGACCAGTTTGAGTGGTCTGAGATGGAGAAACATAGGTTTGGCCGGGGTAGTATTGTGGGCCACCAGCTTGATAAAGCCGTTGCGCCTCGCTCAATCCGTAGCTCAAATAAGGCTGGATTGTTGGGTCAATCGTTGAAGTGGTTGTAGTCGCCATGTCTTACTCCTAAAAGTTCGGATTCCACAGCGGTTGATCCACGGAACCCATTATAACTATTTTAGCCAACAACAACATACGCAAAATTCATGTCGTTCATATGATTTCCGTGCGTAATTGTTGCTGAACCCTTGTTTCTTGCAGAGACATACATATGTCCGTGTGCCAATTCGTCTGCGGCATGATCGTTTAATGGCATAAACAAAATAACGCTTGTGCCACCAATTCTCTCGTCTGTCAATGTGGTTGATGTTGCACCCTGCGTGAGCGTAATCGTCCCGGTGTTGTTCGTCTTGCCGTTCATAATGCCATTGACAACCTCGGAAATAGCCCGAGGGTCTTGACCAAATGGCGCAAGAGTTCTGAACATTTGAGCCATTAACGGCCACCCTGTCCAAACAAGTCAACATCCATTCCTACCGCAGTCGCCCAATTTGAACCAGTTGGCACAACTTTGAAACGATGGTAGTAACCGTTTGAGCGCAAAGACACACGGTTTTCAGAATCAGCGGCAACGCCAGTGCTAAACGATGGAATCTCGCTTAAAAGCGTTCTAGAAGCCACAGAAACGGTCGCAGAGCCGTTATCTACTTGCGGCCTAGCTAATGTCACCACAGAGCGCCCACCAGCGTTCAAATCGCCTGTAATCAGTTGGCCTGTGGCTGGTTGACCGTTATAGGTCACGACATAAGCGCCAGAAGTCCCGCCAAGGAAATACTTGCCGCCCATGTAAAGAATCGAATCTAGACTAACAGGCAGAGCGTCAATGCTAGAAGAAATTGAGTCCAAGTTCTCAAGCGTTGTTGCAGATGTCGAAGCATCGGAGATGTAATCAGCGCCAGCATCGCCATAAGTCCATTTTTGAGTTTTGAAGTTGTAAATGATGAGTTGACGCTGTGCAAAAGTTGTCCTGAAGTTCCAAATAATCAACTTGCGAACTGGATCAACAGCGGCGCTCATGCTGTCAAACGAGCCTTCATCTGCATTTGCAAAGAACCAGCGGTCAACCTTTTCAGCACCAATTGGCAGGACTTGTTGGCCATCGCACATATAAAAGCCATCGTCTGACAAGAAGAACGACACGCCTTGAGTTTGTGCAATCGAGCCAGCAGCAATACAACCCTTACCACGGGAAATGTTGTCAAACTGAAAGATGAATGGCGTACCGACATAACTCATGCGGCTGATGCCTTTTTCAAGGAACACCAAACCAAACTCACCACCACGGATGCCAACAATCTGACCGCCATCTGGAATGTCTTGGTAGTCAGCTTGCGTTACTTGGCTTGAACCCCAAGATGTCTCAGCGTTGATACCAGACCAACGAACACGGGCAGGGTAAACAGTTGAACTCTCATTTGTGAAAGCGGTAACAACAAAATCACGAACAACAGTTAAATACTTACAAATCGGCGCAGAAGCCGCAAGGTCAGCAAATGCCGTAGATGTGCCAAGCGTATAAGCCTGCATTGGATCACTGTAATTTGTGCCAATGATGACATTACCAAACTGAGTGAATCTGAATCTGTCTGCGCTTGCGCTTGGAGTGTAGCCACCAGACTTGGAAACATCAGTCAAAACACCAGTACCAGACACATCGTAAATCTTGGTAGAACCAGCGGCGAACAGTTTTGTTGTGCTTGATGGTGTCTTGCCAGCAACCAATGTTGTCAGGCTTTCAGAAGCGGCGGCAGAAAATGTAGCGGCACTAGGCAACGGCCCATAACCAATGGCCTGAGAAACCACATTCTTGGCATCAGTCAAAGCGCCAGAAATTCCCGGCTGATCTGGCATCCACTCGCCAAATGTTAGTTTTGTAGTAGCCATGTGTTACTTCCGTTTGATTGCTGAGTCCATGTGTTGTCTGAACTTGGCTCAATCGTCCATGTGTTGTCAGATTCAACAACATCAATCCAACTATGCCCGTTTGATGCGCTTGCAGTAACTGTGGCCGTAGCATTTACAGATGCTGAGAACTGATAAATGATTCCAGCCGATATGGTTACATCTGCCTCACAAACTACAGATGCGTCACCACTTGCAACGATACCACCAAGAGCCGTAACTGTTGCTTCAGCCGTAATCTCAGCACTTGCAGTCTGAATCCTGATTGCGCTTGCAGAAACAGTTGCATCAGCCGTAATGCTTGCAGATGCCGACAACACCCGAGATGCGTCAGCAGATACCGTTGCACTACAAGTTATAGATGCAGAAGCGGACTGAACTCTAGTTGCGGCGGCACTTACAGTTGCATTTGCGGTAACGCTTGCAGAAGCGTCCCACAAAGTTACCGAAGTTATGTAAAGATTACTGTCAAGCGTAAGCGTCAGATCATCAAGACTAGCCTTAAGCTGGTCAAGGCTGTCTATCGTCCACGGTGGCAGTAAATCAGCCATATCAAGCCAGTGTTACGCTCAGAGAACCGATTGCAACCTTAAACACATCACCAGTGGCAATGGTTTTAGAGGCATCCAATGCTGTGTGATACAACAGGTTGCCAGTAGTCAAAGCATCACGAATACCGATGTAAGCAACAGTTCCCCAAGAGCCAGTGGCCTGCGGGAATTCAATTGCCGCGCTGTTTGTTGAAACACCATTAGATGGTGCGCCGAAAGTGATGGACTGACGAGCATAACCGTTGCCAGTTACTTCAGTACCAGTGTCGGCATCTGTTGGGTCACTTGTATAGAGAGCCAGATACACAGTCGTTGGGCTTGTGTATGCAGTGTTTCGCAAAGTTGCGTTAATCAGCGCGTTCTCAAGATAGTTGGAAAATTCAGCCATGATTTACCTCACAGAGTTGTTTGCATTGCCAATGGCACACCAGAATACTGGCCTTGCTCATCAGATCGGGTAATGGATGCCATTGCGCGGTCAAACATGGTTCCCCAAGTGTTGATTCGTGCATCGTCCATCAAGTATGGTGCAGCCTCAAGCAACGCACCATAAAGCAAGGCATCTGGCGTATTTGCCAAGAAAGCATTGCTGGTGTTTGAGTCACTCAAGAAGGTAGGCGCAGCAAAGTAAAACATCTTCACTGTGTAATTGCTGTCAGGGATTGGGGCCAGTTGAAAGTCTGTCGCCAAGACTGTGTAATCTTTTGGCTTGCCGCTTTCCCATGAACGGGTGTTCCGATTAAAAGCCGATGGACTGTAATAGTTCAAAGGCACTACGGGATTGCCGACCACGACAAAATCACGCACCTCAAGGAAATCGCTTGGCAATTCAACAGTGCTATCAGCGGCAACAGTTTCAGTTGTCACGCTCTTGAGCATCTGACGAATACGCAGATCACGGCGCAGACGGGTTTCAGCCAAACGGATGAAGTCTGGAATCTGAGTAGTCAAATCAGAACGGGCCAGATAACCAGCAATGGTTGTCTGCAAATCAGAGTAACTGGTAAAACTCATTTAGATCACCCCCGGCCTTGTACGCCATGCCCGATTGTCAGGATTATTCAGGAACATCGCAAATCGAGCATGGTCAACAATATGGAAACCACGCATGATCCCTTGCTTGTTCAAATCATCAATTGCCGTAAATGGAATAGATGCAACCTTATTGCCATAAAGTTCATCAGACCATTTCGCCCGTTCGTCATAGCTGTTGAACTCTTGTTTGTTTCGCTCAACAATTGCCGATACATCTTGAGCCGTTTGAATGACCAAGCCGCCATCGCCATCAGCGTGAGCAACAGATTTACGAAATGTAGGGTTTTCCATAGGTCAATTTTACTTTAGTTTGTCAACAATTGGAACATGAGTCCATGTTCTGCCAATCCTAACGCCCCTGACGCATCCAGCAGAAACGCCTAATTGTCTTGCAATTACCGTATGAGGTAAATCACTTTGACGTATCAATCTGACTTTTTCCTCGTTTAGCAACGACTTCCCGTTTCCAAGTCCAATAGGCGCAACCGTCTTTTTCCTGCCTTTTGCAATCATGTCTTGCGTGTTTTGCTTTGGCGTTCCAAGGCTTAAATGCTCAGGATTTGTGCACTCTGGATTGTCGCATTTGTGCATGACAAACATTCCATCTGGAATTTTTTGCTTGTTATGCAATTCCCACGAAAACCTGTGAGCCAAAAAATAGCCATCGGCTTTTGAGCCAACAGAAAACCGTCCGTAACCATTAGATTTGCTTCCAATCCACCTCCAGCATCCCTCATGTTTTTCAACAAACCTCCAGAATCTTTCTTCCGGGGCAGCATGATTTTTTTCTCCAGCCAAAGGGTCGCCATGCTTACGGTTACGCTGATAGTGCATATGGCATAAACCATACGCATAAATTACTCTATCGCAGTTTTCAACGGTACACATAAAAATGCCCCCACAAGTTAATGTGAGGGCATTATATCAGGTCAATGCCTGAGCCGTGTTACGAGAGATCGGCCACGATGCCATGAGCAGCTTCATTCTTGACTTCCAGAGTCAATTCAGCCAACAGTTGGGTCTTCTCGCTGTCGCCTGTCTTAGCCAATTCAATGGTTTGGAAGGGACGCAAGTAAGCCACGGCCAACATATCGGGATCGACAATGAAAGCAGTCTCATCGCAAGCGTTGGTGCTGTTCATAAAGCGGTTAGGCACAACAGACAGAGTGCCGAAGTCGCTCATGTAAACATCAGCAGCGCCGATGATGGTGGTTGGCTCGTTGGAAGGAGCCATGTAACGCTGTGCGGCGATACCAGCGAAGGCAGAGACGGTCTGCTTGTGAGTGGGGTTGACCATCAAAACCTTTGGAGAACCGCCAGAAGTGTAAACTTCAGCAATCACTGTCTTCAAGATTGTCTCGGTGAAGGTGCGGTCAGTGCCATCAGTACGGGCAGTAGTACCGCCAGAACCAGCCACGCCAGAAGTGCCGCCATCATAGTTGCTGTTCAACCATGCTTGCAGGCCACCCATAGTACGGGCAGTGCTGGAGTTACCAGCGGCAGCAACTTGGTTGGACAACAGGGTCAACTCGATGTTGCGCTTCAGTTCAGCAGAAACTTTAGCCAATTGGTAAGCCTTTTCAGACTTACGACCAGCTTTGTCCACAGCTTCCAAAGTGCCAGCGACAGCAACAGACTTGGTGAAAATCTGAGTGCGGTTACCGATACGAGTGGTAGGCGAGGCAGTGATCGAAGATGCGTCTGCACCTTCAACTGCGCCACCCAAAGCGGCAGCGGCCAAGCTGTCAGTCTGCCACTCATGGTAAGTAGCAGTAGCTTTGGTCTTGCCAATAGACGACATCAGGGGGGTGTCGGTGGGGCTGATGTCATAGATCACATCAGACAAGTCTTCACGCATACCGATTGCGGTATAGGTTTGATAGGTAGCCATTTTTAAAACTCCAAAAAATTAAAGGAATCGTTCAAATGCTTTAGCTGCATCACGGACTTTGCCAGTTTGACGTAGCCTCTGCATCACTTGTTTCTCTTGAGTTGACTTGGTATTTGTCGTTGAAGTTCCGGGTTTGAGCATCTTGGGGGCTTGCTGGACTTTCTTCAAAGTCTCCGGCTTACCCTTTTGAAGTTGCTCAAACTTCATCGCTTTATACAAAGTCAACACAGCGCGATGGTCATACACTGAGGCGAGTTCCTGATCTGACCAACCTACAGATTTCGCATATTCACGGATTTCTTTCCGAATTGCGTCACCCTTTGGCGTAGCCAGTTCTGGGATAACAGACGCTAGCTTCTCAGCTTCAGCCTTGAGATGGTTTTGCAATGTCTGCTGTTGCTCGGCTTGTTGCTGTTGGGCAATGCGTTGCTGTTCGGCACGAACTACTGCAAGTTGTTTCTCACGCTGAGACTGTTCTGCAACCTTCACGGCATAGCCGATGGGGTCTGTCTCTTTCAGAACTTCCAAATCCTCACCCTTGTTTTGCTGGCTCAAGAAGCTATCAAGTGCCTGCAACTTCTGGGCGTATGCCTGTCGCTCTTGTTTCACTTGCTCAAGATGTTGGCGTTCGGCTTCAATAGCCTTGCGCTGTTCAGCTAGAGCCTGAGATTTTTGGGTGTAATCCTTGCTGCGTTGATAGCCGTTGATAAGTTCGTCAAGTTCTACCTCAACTTCCTCACCACCGACTTTGGCCTTGTAGCGGGGTTTTTCTTCCACTTCAGGCTCAGATTCCTCCGAATACTCGGATTCTTCTTCAACTTCACCAGCTGTTTCAAGTTCAGCGGTTGATTCTTCCGGTTGGCCTTCATCGGCTCCGTTGTCATCACCCATCAAACCCATAAACGCATTAGCGGCTTGGTTTACGGTCAGGCTTTCACTCCCCGAGGGGTTGGTGTTTTCCATGTGTCATCTCAGTTTTCGCCAGAAACCGTCTGGACTGCGGGTAACTTTCGTTACAGAATCTTCCACTTTTTCTCTTGAATCTTGGTTTCTGCGGCTATGCCTTGCAAGTGTCCAAGAAACAGATCAAGCGTCTTGATGTGGTTGTAAGCGGCTTCCCGTTCGTCAACCTCATCTCGATTTGTGTTAATTATCACACTAATCTGTTGATTTTTCAAATCATTCATAACTTTTACGAAAAAGTCATCTTTCAACAGGTTATTGGCCCATTCAGCCTGTAGTTTTTTATCCATGATTAATAAACACCGCCAACGCCATCAGCATAACCGGAGTCATTACCACCCCAACCACCGCCACCTTGATCGGATGTGTAACCGCCGCTTTCATAACCAGACAATTGGCTAGAGAGTGCGTCTGCCAATGCTTGGGCTTGTGCCGATGTGGTTGGCCCCATTGCGTTAGGGCTTACACCGTAGTTTGAAATATCGGCTTGCATTGCGCTAAATGCTGAATTCCAAGCATTTTTGGCATCTTTAATAGCAGACAGAGGATTAACTGACTTGCCAGTGAAGAAGTTATACAAACCAACACCCGGAACAACAGCAGGCAATACAGAACTAATCAAGTTGCTGTTAGCCTTACCAAAAGCGTCTTTATAGGCTTGGCCTTCTGGCGTATTCATGAAGTTGAACACAGCCTCTTGCTGCGCCGACAGTGGAACAGCCTGAGAAGAACTATCTCCAGACATACTCGCCATTTGTGCGGCGCTTGGTGTCGGGATATACGATGTTCGGTTAATGTCAAACACACCCGGAACAAAGGTTGTCATTTCTGATTGAGTAACAGGACTACGGCCATACTCAACGATTTGCTCAATGGGGCCAATACTGCCAGCATTAGTTACAAATCTCTGTGCGCCTTGTGTTGCTTCTGGCATTGGCATTGCCTGCATTGGCTGATATTGGCTCTGAATAGCAGCAATGATCTGGTCAACAGTCGGGGCTGGCCCTTGCGGTGTACGCTGGCGCAGCTTCAAAATTTCTTGCAGTTCTTCATACGTCATAAATCACCCCGGAATTTCAATGTTGGATGTAATGCCTGCGCCAACTTTCATGGCCTTCAATTGTGCTTCTGCCTCAAACTCTTGCTGTTTCATGGCAAAGTGCATATTCATCTTCTCGCGCTCAAGTTGAAGTTTTGACGCTTCTTTCTCTTGCATAAGTTGAATCTCTGCGGCGGCTTTCTCACGCTGGAGTTGCAACTCAAGTGCGGCCTTCTGGCGCTCAAACTCCATGTCGGCCATCATCTTTTGCTGTTGCATTTGCATATCAGCTTGGAATTTGGCTTGTTGGGCTTGAATATCTGCTTGCGTCTTAGCCATCAATGCCTGAACTTCAGGCGGCATTTGCGGCGCTTGCTGTGGAGGATTAGACAGTTGCTGATCCAGTTCAGGACTGATTGGCTTAAAGAACTCGGCAGAGTCTTTGAAACCAGCGGCCTCGACCATACGGCCAAGAACACCACGGTACTGACCAAACGAAACAAATGGGTTTGCAGGGCCATACTGACCGATCATCTGTTCTTGTTTAGCCAAGACCATCTGCAACATTGCCATTTGCTGGTCACGGTTGCCGTTGCCCAAACCGACATTGATTGAGATGTCAAACTTGTTTGCCCATGTGCGAGGGTCAACAGTTACATAAGTGCCACGCAAACGAATGATGCGCTCTTTCTGCTGGTACTTGCTGACCAAGTGAAGGATGCCTTCAAACAGGTCTTTAACGCCAGATTCGGCAAAGATACGGGCAATCAGTTCAATCTTGCCTGAACCAGCTTGTTGCATGGAGGCCACTGCTGCGGCGGTCACATTCTGCAAGATGTTTGGGTCAAGACCTTGCGACAGTTCAGTAACACCAGTGCGCTTGGCTTGGACAGAATCCAAGTATTGCAACATTGGGAAAGACTGAGCCGCCATGTTCTGCACATTCAATTGCTGAACAGCGCCCTGCGACTTTGTGCGGATCACACCACCAGCGGTGGAAGTCAGCAAATCGTCAAGGTTAACTTGGCCTTCAACAGCAGTCACTCGGCTGTTGTTGGTCAGGTACATATTGTCCAGCATCTGACGAGTTACTGTTGTCTTAATCAGTTGCAAGTCAACAGTGCGGTCAGCCAACGAGTTACCAAAGAACTTGTGTGGGATTGGCAGAGGGCAGACAGAGTAGAAGGGGATGTAATCCGTTTCTTCATCACTCAGGATTTCGTTGCCAGCGTAGAAGACTTGGTGCATCTCTGCAATACCATCTTCATCGCCATCGTAGCGAATGTAGCACTCAAAGACTTCAACTTCTTGCATGGAGAAGTCATCTGTCTGAACGTCATATGGCTGTTCACCGGGAGCAAATCGAGCCACACGCTCTGGCGTATAGGCAAGGGCATCACCTGTTGGCAAGCTGTTGACAATTTCTTCATCAAAGCCCATTGCGACCAAATCGCTACGGGTAATCATCCGGCGGTGGGCGCAGAACGGGGTTTGATTAATTGTGATACCAGCCTTGGCAATCAGGAATTCTTCAGGAGGCACATTGGCAATTACAACCTTGCCTGACTTCTCTGTCTTCTTGATCGTGACATCATGGATGCCATAGGTAGCTGGTGCGCCTGTCTCGTCAAACACAGGCATACCCATTGGGTCAAGAATAGGCTGAGTTACTGTGTCTTGCTCAACAACTTCAATGCTCTCGTCTTGCAACAGCATTGCCAGTTCGTCATCAGATAGACCTTGATAAGTCTCTTTAGTAACATCTTCTTTGTCTTCCCAAACGGCTTTAACAATACCGTTCTTCTGCAACAAAGCGTCAAAGAACCAATTGTGAAGAATGATAACGCCGGGGTTATCTTTCAAGAAGATGTGGTTCAGGTAGTCGGTGGCTTGCTTTGCGCCAGCTTCATCGCCGGGGCCAACAGGGTCAGCCACAACGATTTGGTCAGAACCAGTAAAGATTCGGATAAGCGCAGGCATTGCGCCATCAATGGCTTCTGCAACCTCGCCAGTGACAATTGAAGACTTGCCTTCAACTTCATTACCGTATGGTTGGCGTAGATACGCTTGAAGCGATAACTTACGCTGTTCAACGGTTTCCGTTTCCAGAAACCCAATGGAATCGTCAATCGCTGCTTGGACTGCCGCTTTGAGTTGATTTTGGCTCATCTTTCACCTTTGAAGGTCGCCCGACTTTTGGGCGTTCAGGCAATTGTAATGCTTTTACCACAGTTTCAAGCATTTCTACACGCTTTTCAAGTTCCTCAACCCGTTTGGCACTTGAAAGATCACCTTGACGCAACATGAACATTTAGACCACCCATTTAGGAGTTTTGTTGATAGATTTACCCCAACCAGTAACGCCTTCATCTAAGGCTACCGCAACATAACGCCAAGCGTCTGCTGCGTGTGAGTGCTGGTCGTGTAACGGCTTGTTACTGAACATTTTGGTATTCGGATCAACATCGTAGCGGTAATGGCGCAAGTTTTGCAGTCCATCAGCGCACCTTGTTTCGTCAAAAAACGCCCTATCCATTAATGTTCTGGCGGCGTTAATACCGTCAGCAATAGAGAGTTTCGGCGTGATTCGGATTGGTTTGCCCATGCCTTCAAGAATGTCTTTCACGGATTTACCCGTCATATTCTTGTTCTCAGCATCGTGCGGAAGCCACCAATCCTTGTAAATGTAACCACGCTCTTGCAAGACTTGTGCGTAATGGTCAATGGTTTTTTGGCAGTTTTGGTAGAAATCAATCACCCGAACCTCACCGCCAGCGATAACCTGAACAAACCAGATTGAAGTCATGTCTGCCCAACCCAAGTCCCAGAAGGTCTGGACAGGGATTGTCTTGTCAATAATCAGTTCACGGATGCGGTTTTCTTCCTGTGCCTTACGCAGTTCATTGGCATAGACAGCGCCATCAAGCATCTGTCGGGTATGACCTTCCCAGACATTAAGGTAAGAATCCATGTTCTTAGCCTTGAGTTCTTCCAGTTCATCCTTGAGAACTTGCGGGAACCACGGGTTATCAGACCAGTTGACCTTGGCAATCTTTGCGCTTGCTGGCGGGTTAACCACGAAACGCTTGTAAGTCTCGTCAGTATCAAGGTCAGGGTTAAAAGTCACCCAAATCTCAGAGTTTGGCTTGCGGATCGTAGGAATCAAGGTTTCCCAAGATACCTTTGAAACAGCTTGGCCTTCTTCAATCCAGCAGATGTCAACACCCTCAAATGACTTGATTGAAGTGACATTGTGCTTAAGACCAGCAAAACTGAACTCTGAGCCGTTCCTCCCGTAGATAGCTGTACGCTGAACATCAAAGAACGATTCAAGCCCCATTGCTTTGATCTGGTCGCCCAATAGAGCAATCACAGAATCAGAGATTGAATTCTGTAACTCACGGGCGCAAAGGATTCGTGTTTGCTTCTGTACCGCAATGGCAATCAAAGCCCGAGCCACCGACCAAGACTTGGCAGACCCACGGCCACCATAAAGAATCTTGTATCGGTGCGGCTCAAACAGGAATCCCAATTTCTCGGGAAAGTCCAGTTCAAGATTCATTCGGCTTGACCAGTTTGATTTGGATGGCTGAAATCTCTACAGGGCCACCGTCTTCACCAGTGACCTCAGTTCGATTAAGTTTAGGAGTAGCGTACTCGGCCATCTGCGCCAGCAAAGTCAAAGCGCCTTTGGGGTCTGGTCGAATCTCTTTTTCGGGATTTCCCTCTGCAACCTCTAAAAGCCATTTAGAGACGTTTTCAGCGTTATCCTCTAGTAACCTACTGACAGTCTCTCTAAAGGTCTTGGTGGCCTTATTAACGCTTCCCGGTGGCCTTCCCCTGCCACGGTTGGTTAAGTTCTCAGATTTTCCGGCCTGTAATTTATTCATTTTGGTTTGACTCCCGAGGGTTGGTCAAGGTTAATGCAGACTTACATCTGCGGGGTTGTTAATCGTCTAGCAAGCTGTTGTTGCGTTTGAGTATTGTAAGCAATCCTTCGTTACCGGGGAAGACAACAAAGTTTGATGTGCCTTTTTCTGCTCCACGACTTCCTTCGTCTAGGTATCGGATTCCCGGAATACCAAATTGGCGCAGTGCCTCTGACGTTTCAATCGGGTTGTTTCCTTGCATCTCTCTATAAAGCCACTCACCTGTTTTAGACGGAAGCGACATGGATTTTTCCCACAATCCTTCTGGTGCTCCCTTCCATCCAATAGATTCCTTACCCATTGTTGGGTGGGTTTCTAATACTTTCAGTACATTCGGTTGTTCACTAAGCGGCTTATACCAATCAAGCATTTTTGCAATTTGTTCATCTGGCAAGTCTATTTCATAGAAAGCGCCGGGAATCTGTGTGTTTTTTGCAACATCTTTTTCAAGCCAATCAATGACAGATTGGTCAAAGCCTGTCTCTTTGGCGTAAGGAATCAACTCTTGTGGCGGCTTGTCAAGCATCATATGCTCAACCAGTTGCAGCTTTTGATTCTCAATATCAGCGGCCTTGCCTGATAGCTTCATGGACTTGTTTTCAATTTGGCTATACAAGTCTGTAAGTGGTTTGTTCTTGTAAAGGACTTCTTCACCCTTTGCTTGCGTCAAGCCCATCTGGTAGCGTCTTGCAACATCAGGACTTTCAGCCACATAGTGACCATACCCATAAGCCTGTGCGCCTTCACCAGAACCAATCTTTGTTGGGTCAAACTTGCTGAATTTTGCGGGGCTACCGTGAAATACTGTCAAGCCTATAGGGTTGTAGGCATCAGCAAGCGTTTTAGCCAATTGCTGTGCTTTTGGCCCGTAAATGTCCTTGGTCTGCAAGAACTCGTCAGTGGCGGCTCTGTTCAGTTCGTTGAAGCCTTTGGCCCGTTCATTGGCGCTCGTAAGCAATCCAGCCAATGCTTGCATTTGCTGTGTTCGCCTTGGGTCTTTCATGTACCCAAGTAAGCCGCCAATCAAATCAGCCATTTTTTACCTCACCACTTAACCTTGTTTGACCAGTAGGCTGCGCTCATTTTGCCCTTGGCGATGTTTTCAGCGTGTCGTGCCTTAAATGCTTCGTTGCGCTTAGAACCGTCAGGTGAACCCTTAACGCCTTGCTGACCAAAGCGGATCAGCTTTACATCGTCACCAGATTTAGCCAAAACTGCATGGCTTTTGGTTGGATGGCTTGGCGTTGCCTTTGGCTTGTTGTAGCCAGAGAACTGTTCTTTGCCACGCTTAATCATTTTTTTGCAGTCTTTGCGGCGGCTTTGAAGGCGGCAGCAGTAGGTGCGCCCTTTGTGCCGGGTTTACGCATACGCTCTGGTGTTTTACCAGCGGCTTTTTGCTTTTCAATGCGGTCACGCTTTGCAGCAATATTGGCGTAGAGTCCATTCATTTCTTGCTCCTGTTTGTGGCTGTGCGGCCACCACGGTTAGGCATGGAACGGCTTTCGCTCATGGCGATTGCAATAGCTTGATCTCGGCTTTTGACCTTTTGACCAGAAGAAGACTTGAGTTTGCCTTCCTTGTATTCGCCCATGACTTTACCAATTTTCTTGGCGGCTTCAGTGAGTTTCATTTTTTGCCTTTCGGGGCTGAAAACTTATAAGCCATAGATTGCCAACCTTTTGATTCGGCTTGTTTACGGGTCTGTTCAGCAAACTTCTTTGCTTCTTTGGCAGTTGTTGGTTTTTGATTGGTAGTACCCACGTCAATCTCCCTCTTTCTCGCCTTGATCCCAACGCTTACAGGTTTTGCCTTCGCCACAGACGAAATCAAACTTCTTGCAGTAAATAGCCATGTCGCCATACATCTCTTTGGTTTCAGGGCTGTCATCACCGTATTCGCAGTTGGAACACAGTTTACGCTTGGCTTGGTCGGGTGCAATACGCCAATGGTTGGCAAGGTCACGCCAGAAGTCGGAGTTAGGCTTGCTTGGGTCTTTCGGCCCGTACATCTGCGTTTCTTCCATGTATTTGATGGTCTTGGCGTTTTCAGCCTCATCAAATTTCGGTTCTTCCGCTTCTTCAATCTCGATCGAGATTTCTAGTTCAGTACCAAGCAAGCCAGCCATAGTGTTCTCCAGTTGCATAGATTCTAGCACCCTAGCACAATTTTGGCGAGTTGGCTATTAGGGTTTGTCCTATAGAATTTTTTGTTGATAACTTGATAATAGAGCCATCAACAACACAACGGAGAAGCAAATGAACAGCATCTACACAAGCAAAGACACACTGGTAGTTGAGGAAACAATCTGGTCTGGCGTAATCAAATTTGTCAAACATTCCGATGGCACATATGCTCGGTTTTATCGTACAAATGACCAGACAGAATTCAAAAAAACAGGATGGGGGGAAAAAGCTAAAAAAGATTTTTTTAGCGCCCTTACAAGAGTCAAAACAGAATTGTCAGCTTAAATCAACCGGGGCTTCGGCCCCATCAAGGAGTTCACCATGAACAAAGAAACAATTGCAGACATCACGCTGGCTGTAGGACTTGGCTTAGTCCTTTGCTGTTTTGCTCTGGCGTACTTTGACATTCTTGTTTACTGACAATAGGTCTAGCCTTCTTGAGGATGATCTGCTTTGTCACAAAGTCGGTCATATCCTCAAGTTCTTTCACGGTTGCCGCTTCCAGTTGAGCATCGTGAATTTCCATAGCCAAGTTAACAGCTTGCATCTCAGGGCCACGAAACAAGAACTTCTCTGTATTCACGCCTCTTAAAGCCATGTCATAAAGCGCATCTTGTGCTTCTTTGATCTCTGGTAGCCAATCACTTCATTTTCCGTGAACAGCAAAAGCCTCACAGATATTGAGTGCGCCAATCAGCACATCTATCTGGTCACGGTTTCCACGGCCTTGGACAACCTCTGTCAGTGCTGAATGATTCTTTGCCTTCAGAACTAGGATAGCGTCACCAACACTGGATATTGGCTTCATCCCTGCTATCACCCAATTAACAGCGTCCAGACGGATGCCTTTTGGCTTGTATTTTGATTTCTTTCTCATAAACCCTTATCTTTTAGTTGTTTTTCCACAGCATCACGCACTTGGGCAATGCGCTTCATGTACTCAATGGCTTTCTTGTTGTCTTGCAGTTGCAGTGACACGATGGCATTGGCCTGAACAAAGTGCAAGTCAGTCAGAAAACGCTTGGCATCAAGCAAGTCTTGCTCGGTCATGACTGCCCCCTTGCTCGGATGGCGGCGGAAATCTCATCGGCTGTATCAACTTCGTTGCCGTAGTGTCCCCATCCATATTTGTCGCTGATTGTGTCTGCCACCTTCGCACACGCCTCACGCTCGGTTTCAACACCAGTTTTCATGGCGCTAGCCCAGTTTTGCACTACTTGCCAATCAAGTTCATCAAGCAAGTCTTTTGTTGTATCGCCGTGTCCTGTTGAGTAGCCACGCTGAATCATCCACGCAGCTATGTGCTCACGCTCGTCAGCGCGGACAAGCTCGGCAAAGCGTTCAAGCTCGTCAGTGATTCCTTTGGGCCATGTGTAAACGGCCTCGCTGCCATCAGCGGTGCCTATGGTCAAAAGCCCACTCTCCCGCGCCATCTCAATCACTGTTTTCATACATACCCCATCTGTTTCAACGCCTCTTGCAGTCCAGCCAATCCACCAACGCGCTGACCTTCAATAAATATCTGGGGTAGTTGACGCACAGTTGGATGGGCCTTGAGCATCTTCTCAAACTCAAACTCGTCTGTTTCTTGGTGCATCTCGATAAAACCAATGCCTTTGCTTGCCAGCAGGTTCTGTGCTATCAGGCAGTTGGGGCAACCAAATTTTGTGTAAATGACTACGTTCATTTATTTTTCTTCACAAAAAAACTAATACGACTTCCAAAAAAATAAAGATAAAAACCAAATCTATTGCGCCATTGAACATGAATATTTATTGGTTTTCCACCTTCATTTATTGAAAATCCCCATGAACGAAAATATGTAATACCTTTCATTTGTTCATCTCCGTTTTGTATCTTTCCCATGCTTGAAGCGAGTCTTCAATGTTGTCGCCCTTTGACCACTTCATTGCCACGAATTGCTCAATCAGCTTGTTCACACCAAGCAATCTTTCATGGGCTTCTGCTTCTTTTTTGTCCTGAAAGAATCGCCCATCGTCTGTCAGGTAGCCGCTGACGTTTCTCATGTGTTCTTCTCCTTGAGTTTGGCTTCGATGGCTTCGTAGAACTCACTGTTGGCTTCTTTCTCGGTGTCATCCAATGAAATGACAGCCCAAACAGCCTTCTCAGCCTCTCTGTATTCCTCGTCCGTCAGCCCAACCCATGTGCGCTGTGCTGGTGGGGATGTGTAGAGGGGGATCGTCTTTTCGTCTGGGAAATCCTGCGTCCCACCGTCATAGTGGCGGTAGTAAATGAAAGGATCCTGCTGCGGCTGTGCTGGCTGGTCAGGACTGTCGTAAAGCTCAATCACTTGCTTGATGCCTGACTTCTGCTCTGCCAGTGCTTCTTGCAGGGCAGTGATGGATAGCCGCACAAACACCTCGGCTTCCGTGTTCACTGGGCAGTGCCTGTCTGCCTTTTCCAACGCCTCCAGCGCCAGCTTCATTGCTTCTGTTTGTTTGGTCATTTCTCATTCCTATTTAAGTAGCGGTTAATTGCGTCCTCATGGGTTTCACCTTCAACCATGACAACACTCCCACTCAAATCCGTTCGGACAGGCCAGTGTTTGGTTAGCCCAAGACGCTCCTTGCACTCTCGCAAACCTAATTGACCAAGCAGTGCAGCGGAAACATAAACACCCATTCCGTTTTTCGTACCTATGCAAACGCTTCCATGCTCCAGAGCCAGCTTCATTGCTTCTTTGCTCATATGTCTCTACCTTTGCTTTTCTTGGGGCAAGGCCATGCAGAGTTCAGCGTGTAGGTTACAAACGCTTCTGCGGCCAAATGACGGGCTTCTGCACCTTTGTGTAAGTTCTTAATCACCATGTCTTTGACTTGACCAACGGTCACATTCTCTGGTGGGCAGTGGATAGCACTATGAGTTGCGTCATACACACCCATAATGAAACCCGTTGCAATGCTTTTATCAATGTTGCTGTCTGAGTTAAGACGGGTCAACAAGTCGTTGCCAGTGAAGAACTGTGCTTGTGCGCCAGTGCATAACAATGAAGCAATTAAAAGTATTCTTTTCATCATGTCCCCTTAGTGCCCCAATCGGCCATTGCTTCGTTTGCGTCTAATTGCTTGAGTTGATCGTTTAATTGGTCAAGGTCATCAACGCCGAATTTGTCTCGGCATACGCAACCCCAAAACCAAGTAGCGTCTTCCCATCGGCCTTGTTGAAACAGTCGGTCACGGACAAATGCCGCAGGGCTGTTTGGCATATAGCACTTCAAAGGGTTAGCAATTTCATCTCGCATTGCGGTTGCAATGGCTTGGTAGTTCATGGACATCTCCTGTTGTTGACAAAGTAATTTTCCACAGATTTCTAGGTTTACGCATTAGGACAAACCCTTAGAAGCGTCCAATCAAGCAACTCTTGCTGCGTTATTCCATAGTGCTTGACGAATCCTTTTGTTCCCAAGCCGTGAACACCAGTGTTTCCTCGGTGATGCTCTGGGCATAGCGGAATCAATGTTTTGTAATCGCCTTTACCCCATCCTCCTGCTCTAAGGTGATGGAGTTCCACGGGCGCAGGATCGTGTGGCCCATGCAAGTGATAGCAAAGAGCGCAGCCCAAAGAAGCCACGGCTTGCTTGTGCGCTTTTTCGTCTTTAGTCATCAGAACCAATGCTTGTTGGCGACCACTTAACTTCTCGCTCATCACCAAATGCGTGTGCCAGCGTTATCAGGTCAGTCATTTCTTGTTTGGTCATCTTGCTGGTTGATGTTCCGAGAACAACAAAGCCACCGTCAATGCCGGGAATGGCTCTTTGCTTTTTCAGGCCAGCAGTCAGCAAGTCTTTGTATTCTTCTTTGGTCAGCTTTTCGCCATGCCACGGAACTTGTTTTGACAAGTCTGTCAGAACTGACCACATCAAAGCGTTTTGCTCTTGGCTGCGCTTTTCTTGTTCAATCGTCAGAACCAGCTTATTGCCAGCCATCAGGTAAGGCTTGGCCTTTTGCCATATCTCTGTTATCGCTGTGTGGCCTTGTTGGGCGTTAAACAAAGTGACCTTCATGGCAATTCCTCACGGACGCAAACATGGACGCTGGCGATGGTGTCGTAACGCTTGGTCACATGAAGGCTGACCACCTGAACATCGTCTTTGTAAACAATGCCGTTCATAGCATCGAGATAAGCCTTTGCGCTATTATCAAGGTCAGGCTTCTTTGGTCGCTCAGAACGATTTAAGCAGGCTTCACGGCGTTTTTTTGAGTAGCTTAGGGGTATGGCATGGTTGACATACAAATAAACCGCTACAGGCGTTGACAAAGGTTCTGATGACCCCATTGCTTGTCTTGCTTTGTCAGCAATCAGCTTCTCGTAATCAACCGTCTTCTTAGGTGTGTAGGTTCGGCCTCTTGAAAACCTTGGGCGTTGCTTGCCAACTGGATCGCCTTCAACCGAGAAAATTACTTGGAACATGGCTTTTTCCAGTGTCTGTCGTGTGATGTGTAACCAGCCTGGATGCACTTAAAGTCTTGCTCAAGTATCTTTGCAAGAACTTGGTACTCGGTCTGAATCTTTTTAATCCCAGCCAATTCACAGACTTGCCTTGCCTGAAACTTGTCTGGCACTTGGTCAAATATTGCAAGAACCTTGCGGTACATACTTGCCCGTCTTGCCGAAACAGATGCTTCACCTTGTTTTGTCATTCCAGTTCGCCTTTTTGTAGTTTTACCATGTACGACTTAATGCGCTCCACAGAGCCAGTTCCATAGGTACGCTCAAGCCACTCAATGCGAACAGGTGTCAAAACCTTCTTGCCTGTTGCCTCGTAAGTGCGAAAAAGCACTCTGGCCTCTCCAAGTTCAATCATGTATCTGTCGCTTTGATTGCTTACTGCTTTGCGTGTCATGGATAAGGTTTCAGGTCAATCAGACCCCACTTCATTTTTGGATACTTCCTAAGAATATTCGTCTTCTGAAGCCG